AGCGACACATCTGGTAACTTCGACGGTTTATATGCTGTTATCAGCGATGGCACTAAGATGACTTTGAGATCTAACTCTCAAGTTATTCTAACTGGTGGTCTTGCAGACGTTGCTACTCGTCCATCAACTGGTTTAAGATTAGCAGAATCCAGCGACAACGTTTATCGTATTCTACAGTTCGAAGAATATCAAGATCCAAACGGTCCATGGGAAGTTTCGATTACCACAGGTACTCCTGGTATATTCAAAATACTGATTACAGTTACTACGATTACCAGCACTTCGATCTGTACAACATCGCAGAATCACCAACTGAAAGTTGGCGATAAGTTTATTCCTACCAGCACAGCAAATGGTTTAACTTCTGGCACAACATACTATGTTGTCAGCGTTCCAAACTATAATCAGTTCACTCTTGCAACTTCTGCAGGCGGCACGACTATAACCAGTTTAACCAACGGTACTGGGTTGACCATTAAAGGTGTTAAGACTCATAAACTAGTAGCAGGTTACTACTTCAGCTTCCTAACATCAGGAACATATCCTTCCTTGATTAATGGATCTGGATTGTACTATGTTACTTCTGCTAACTTAACAGCAACAGAGTTTTCACTTGCTGAAACAAAACTAGCTGATCCATTAGCTATTGCATCTGCAGGCACTGGAACTATCAGATTGGTTCCAGAAGGTCTTACAAAGACCACAATGAGAGAGAACTATGACTATGTCAACATCACTCTTTATCAGCCTGGCGAATACGCAACAAAGGTAACAACTGCTACTAATACAACTAATGCCACAGCAACGATGTCTGCATCGAGCATCGCTGTAACAACTGGTATTCTAACTGTTGGCACTGTGACCGGAACTATCTATGTAGGTATGTTGCTAAGTGGTGGTAGTATTGCTGCTAACTCTGTTTGGATTACTGCCAACATCAGCGGCACAGGTGCAGGATCAACTTGGCAGACTAACACAACAACCGCACAGTCTAGTACAACTATCACCGGTACGGCTAATCTAGTAACATTGGCAACTACCACTGGAATAAGCCTAGGTATGCCGATTGTGTTCACTGGAAGTACATTCGGTGGCATTACTGCTAGCTCTACTTACTATATCAAAGTGTTAGATACAGCCAGCAACAGAATTGCATTGATGTCCACTGCGGGTGGCAACTTTGTTACACTGTCGACTGCCAGCGGAGCTTCTACGGCAACTGCTGGGGCTCCGAAAGCAGTAACTTTGGTCATCGGTACTGGCACAGTATTCACTGCTAACGCACACGGATTTGCTGCCGGCGATGTTATTAAATTTGAAACTACAGGTGCATTGCCAACTGGCCTAAGCATCAGCTACCATTATTTTGTTATTGCAACTAACTTAACTACAAATACATTTAGTGTAGCAACTACACCGGCAGGCATAGCAGTTGACACAACTGGCTCACAAAGTGGTACACACACCGTCGGACGAGTAAGCGGTAGAGTCAGCGACTCGACATTTGCTGTTGTTGCCTTAAGCCCAGCTGATACACTCAGATCTCAAGCAGGCATGAAGTTTGTATTTAAGGGCGAGGAATACACGATTTCGTTATACGAAAACGAATCATTAACTGGTCAACCATACGGTAGAGTCACCCTTGATAAGCCTCTAGTCAATGCTATAAACTACGGCGTGTCGTCGTATACTATCGGTGCAGCAGTACCCATAAGAACTTCGAACGCGATTGGATCGTTAACTATTCGTATTTCGTTGACTCGTGTTACTGGTCATGATTTACTTGAGATCGGTACTGGTTCATATGCAGATACAAACTATCCAAACGAAATCTATGGACCACCGGTTAATCCTATTAATCAAGAAACAGAAACCGAAGAAAGAACTGTAGGTCGTGTGTTCTATGTAACCACTGACCAATATGGTAACTTCAGAGTAGGTCCATACTTCAGCGTTGACCAAGGTACTGGTCAAGTTACATTCTCTGCAGCGATTGCGTTGAGTAACCTAGACGGTATTGGTTTTAAACGCGGTGTACCTATCTCAGAGTTCTCAACTGACAGTGCGTTCTCAGACAACGCCACAGACACAGTACCAACAGAAAACGCTGCTCGTATCTATATTGAAAGACGTCTAGGTACTACACACGGTGGCGCTGTTGTTCCAGATGATCAGTTATTGCCTCCGGTAATCGGCGGTATGATGGCTTTAAGTGGCGTACAGGCCATGAAGGCCAATATGGACATGGCCAACCATAAGATTCTTAACGTTGCCAATCCGACTGTTGGAACTGATGCTGTAAACTTACAGAGTTTAACATTTACAAACTTACAAGAATTTACAACGACTAACATCCGTGGTGGAGATTTATTAGTATTCACTGGCGCTGCTTCTAATGCTATCAACGCACAGATTGGCGGTGACATTAGTCTTAGCATGGATTCTACTGCCAACTTCCTCGATGCACAGATCAATCCAGGAGTGATCATTAACGCTGACATTAACACTACAGCAGCTATTGATCAAAGTAAACTAAGTATGTTGGCAGCAACTACTAGAGCCAATGCCACAGGTATTACCCAGGCTAATAGAGGTCTATCAAGTTTTGATGATTCACAGTTTACCGTAACAGGCGGTTGGGTAACTATAAAAGACAACGGTGTTGTCTTAAACAAACTAGAACAGATCACCACTAAGACAGTATTAGGTAATGCTGGATTGGCTAATGCCAACGTTTCTGCTGTGTCGTTTGCAATAGTGGTTAACGATGGTGGTGCTGTTAAGAAATCGCAGTATCAAACTACTGGTTTCCTAAGAAGAACAAATGCATCAAGTAACTCCATTGATACTGATTATTCTGTTGTTGAAGCTTCATCAATATACAGCGGAGCTACTGATAACAGCAAGATTATTACCAGAGACAGCAATGGTGACTTTGGAGCTCGAGAAGGTAGCTTAGCCAAGTTGTTGATTGACGCACAAACGTCCATCGACACATCAACAACTGCATCTGGCGGATATATTCGATATTATGGATATAATACCGCTGGTGGTATTTTGATTCAAGACGGTACTGTTGCTGTTGACAAGAAAACATTATATTGGAATGACGCTCATCAGTTTAAAACCCAAAACGGTATTTCAGATGCTCCAATAACATGTAGTGCTATACAGACATTGTCATTGACTACTGGCGGTAATACTACCAACGGTACTATCACTGGACGGTGGACATTAACTGGATCATCACCGAACGAATCTAGACTACAAGCAACTTACTCAGCTGACTTAGCAGAATACTACGAAGGCGACAAAGAGTACGAAGTTGGTACCGTGCTAGTATTTGGCGGCGACAAGGAAGTTACTGTAACAGGCAAACTTGCAGATAACAGAGTTGCAGGTGTTGTTTCAAACACCGCAGCATTTGTGATGTACGATGCTTGCCCTGGACATAAAAACTTGGTAGCTTTACAAGGTCGTGTACCATGTAAGGTCGTTGGAAAAATTAGAAAAGGAGATATGCTAGTGACATCTAAGATCTTTGGTGTTGCTGTTGCTGCAGGAGAAGATGTCAAAGTCGGAACTGTGGTCGGCAAGGCATTGGTAGATTATGATTCAGATCATATCGGAACGATTGAAATAGCAGTAGGGAGAACATAATGCCATTAATCGAAAATATAACTGCTGGAACTTCTCCCTTATTGTGGAGCAATGTAGATCAAGCATTTAATAAAATCAATGCTAACTTCACTGCATTAGCAGCAACAATAGGATCAGGGAATGTTATTGATTTCAGTAATCTTGTTACAGACGTTAGTCCTAATGCCACAAATCAATATGTTCTAGGAACCAGTTTAAAATCCTGGAGAGCTGTGCATACCAATGAATGGTCTACTGTTCCTGGGTCAGAGTTTAATGGGCTATGGGCTGGAAATGCACACATTAAAGGCATAGGAACACATATAGAGTTGCCCGAAGGCTCCACAGTCAACGGAAACCTAATCATTGATACCGATAAGACATTTTTTAAAGCTGTTCAAATTGACAACGGCAATCGAATAGTTGCCAATGATTTCAGTGACACCATTAATCTGTTATCAGGAACAGCTATACACCTAGTTACAGATTCTAGTTCAGAAAGTATAACAATCAATAACACAGGTGTTACAAATATTGTTGGTAGTACTGGTATATCTGTAAGTGCAAACACCGGTTCAATAACCATAGGCAATACAGGTGTTACAAGTTTAACAGCCGGTAATCCAGTTACTGGTAGAGTATCTGGTCGAGGTATCAGTGTTTCTAACAGAACTGGTGCAGTTTCTATAACAAACACTGGTGTATTAGAAGTCCAACAGGGATTCGGTATTACTGTTTCAACAGATACAGTTACTGGTATTGTTACTGTATCAAACTCTGCTCCTGCTCAGGTTACATTTAGAACTATTAATATCACAGGTACAACCGGTCAACTAGGTGTTACTGCTGACAGCACTTCAGACATTTTAACATTCAATGCTGGTTATGGCATTATTATAACTACGTCAGAACCTACTGATACTATCACATTTAGTTTAGATAAGAAAATAGATATCAACGGTTCTATTTTCGCTGATGATTCAACAAAAATTGTTGATGCGGTTGAAGGCAAGTTCTACGGAGCATTATTCGGTCCTGTAACAGGTAGCATATCATCAACAAACACCAGTGGTGTTATTCTTAATACCGCAGGTACTGTTGCTACCTATAAAGGCAATGTGTTATCAAATAACACAGGATCTGCTATATTAGACACATCAGCATCAGTTGCAACATTTAAAGGCAATGTGTTATCAAATAACACAGGATCAGTTATCATTAACACATCAGGTGCAACAGCAACCTTTACAGGAACTGCTGATGTAGCAACTACTGTTACATTAGTTGCCACTGACACTACTTCAGCAACACACTATCTAACATTTGTTGATACAGCGACAGGCAATGAAAATGTAAGAACTGACACTAATCTTACATGGAACCCCGGAACTAATACGCTAACAGCCCTTAACATTGTAACCAGTACAATCACCAGTGCAGACTCGAGTGCGATTACATTTGTTGCTCCGGTGGCTTTCAATGCAGACATCACCGCTGAAAACGATTTGATTGTTAGAGCAGATATCAAAGACAGCAATGGTCATTTCATTGTTAACTATCCTGCAACTAATAGATTCTACGTAGATCCTTCTAGGACTGATACATACACTCCAACTGGAAATTTAAACAAACCGTTTAAAACTGTAACAGCGGCTGTGGATTTTGTTAACGGTCAGATCACTAAAGGGCTGTTAACTGTCGGAAGTACTAATCCAGTATTCATTGTATTGAAAGGCAATGTATCTTCTGAGACTGTGACACTAACAACAGGATATGTATATCTAGTAGGCGAGTCAGCAGGGTTTGGTTCACCAGTATACTTCGGTGGAAATATTGTAATACAACCAACTAGCGGAACTATTGATGCTAACCATTTTGGAATAAAAGGCATTCGAGTAGTTTCGCCAAGTGATTCCAAAGCTATTACCTGTTCAGGTACAACACCATGTCGTGTGTATCTACAAGACGTATGGATCTCAGCATCAGGTACACTAGGCAGCGGATACTATCAGTCTAACTCCGGAACTGGCACAACAGTCTACGGTGAAAATATTCGTTTAGCTCACAGCGGCACAGGCGATATCTATTGCGTCGAAATCGTTAATGGTCGCGGGGATTTTAGACACGTTAAAACATTTGGTGGACCGAAACAAGCTGGAGTTGCAAGACAAGGTGCAACATTGGCATTCTATAGTTCACAACTTGAAACTACTGGCGATAACATCGTAGAATCGTATAACTCGGGTATATTGATTTTAGATGGCTGTTACCTAGCAAACTCATTCACTGACGCACATGGTATTAGATTAAACGGTACAGATTCAACTGCGATTGTAACTAACTGTACATTTAATGTTAATGCGGGAACAGGTAAAGCTGTATATAGTGCTGTAACTATCAATAGTCCATATGGACTATTCCAAGGCAGCAATACATTTTATTCAGGCAGTAATACTTCTAAATCGGCTTCTATCACAAAGACTGACTTAGCCACAGCATTTACTTAATTTTGAGCGATAAATATTAAAAAGAGAGCGACATATGCCACTACAAAATATTAATATAGGTAATCAAGTCAACGATGGACTAGGTGATGACCTAAGATCAGCGTTTCAAAAGGTCAATGCTAACTTTACAGCATTAAGTCAAGAAATATTAACTACCGCATCTAACATCGGTACTAGTGGTGTAGGTATCTTCAAACAGAAAGCAGGTGCTAACCTAGAGTTTAAAAGACTTATTGCAGGTCGAAATATAACACTAGATGATCAAGACACCGCAGTTATCATCGACAACAATGCTCCTTTCTCGTTTACACGCATTGATACAAACTCTGGATCGATTACTGCTAACGAAAGCAACTTCGGTCATATTACATTACAAGGCGGCAGAGATGTTGATGTTACTACTATTGGAACTAGCATAACCGTTAATACCGTTTTACCGGTTACACAAATTTTAACTACTTTCGATTTTGGACCATTAGCTGGTAACTTTCTTAATACTGAACAACTGTCGCTGGCTTTCGCTAATGTGGATTTTGGTACTGTTACTCAACCTTCATATGTGTCCTTAGACTGTGGCCGTATAGTGCCATAAGGGGTTGTATAAATGATAACTTGGATAACACCAGCAGGAAGTCTGGGAATCCTTACAGAAAGAGTACTACAAGACATTGCCTTGTCTGCTACCTCTACCGTAGGCGATATTACTTTTGAAGTAATATCAGGAAGTCTACCACGAGGAATAAGATTGATCAACGGTCATCTTGTTGGTTCTCCTGTTGAAGTTAAAAAATGGACTGTATATCGTTTTGTTATTCGAGCCAATGATGGCATTGATTTAGAAGATCGAACTTTTTCATTATCAATAGACGGCGCAGATATTCCTCAATGGGTAACTAAAGAAGGTTATCTAAATGTTGGATCTGGTGATGCATATTTTGTTTTAGATAATAGCTATGTAAATTTTCAACTGTCAGCCTATGATACAGATTTAACTGCTGGCGATATATTGGAATATTATCTAGTTCCTATGGGAGGAGAACTCCCCCCAGGACTAAGCCTATCATCAACTGGTGTTATTTCAGGATTCACTGATCCGGTATTTGCTGTAGAATATAACGGAAATCCCGATGGATCATATGATACCTCATCATACGACACAATGCCATTAGATGTTGTGCGTACTAACTCCAACGGCTTCGATACATATTTCTATGACAATGTTATCTATGACTATTCCGACAACAGTCGAACACCGAGACGATTAAGTAGATCCTACACATTTGCTGTCGCAGTTACAGATGGTGCTAATACCATTAACAGGATTTTTAAAATCTATGTAGTTACCGAAGAGTTCCTACAAGCTGACAATAACATCCTACAAGTTGATACAAATCTATTCCAAGCAGATGCAAGTAGAGATAGAGTACCTTTGTGGATCACCGAAAGCTATCTTGGAAGATTACGAGCCAACAACTATATTACTTTATTTTTAGATGTGTATGATCCGCCTTCTCTAGAAGGTACTATTACATATTTCTTGCTTAATACCAATCCAGGCAGTTACAAGTTAGCATCCACAGGAGAAGTAATAACCACTGGCAGATACGAAATCAGCGGAAAATTTCCACAGTTTAAATATGTCATAACTGGTACTTGGAGTTCTACGAAAAACTATCTTGTCGGTGACCTAGTTGAATACGCTGACGACTCGGGATTAGCAGTATTTTGGGTGTGTCAAAATCCTCATATTAACCGCAGACCTGGGACTGGAAACTTTTGGAACAGAAAAATATATACCACAACTGGAACGTTTATTCCTGAAAATCCATCATCTTGGCTAGTGGTTTATCCAGAGACAGCAAGTGTTGTTCCTCCAGGTATGGAACTAGATAGTATAACTGGAGAGATTGCCGGACGTGTTCCTTATCAAGCTGCTGTTACTAAAAACTATAAGTTTTCTCTACTAGCTGTAAACTTTCCAAACACTCTTTCAAACCAAGCCTATAACTTAATAGGAGATTGGTCGTCAGTGACTTATTATCATATCTATGATGCTGTAAGATATGATGGATTCATTTATATCTGTATAAAAGCCAATTCTGGACAGGTAGTTTCTAATACTGAATATTGGTTGCTGGGAGTTTCAAGTTCAGAGAAAACATTCTCATTAGATCTCATCGGTGAAATAGAAAGTTCGATAGAGTGGCTAACTGACAGTGACCTTGGATCGATCAAGCCTAATCAGCCTAGTTATATCAGCATAGCTGCCAAGAGTTTGTTATATGGTGGTAGAGTATCTTACGATCTTATCAGCGGTGAACTTCCTCCAGGATTAACTTTCTTGCCAACAGGCGATATTCAAGGAAAAGTCAAACAGTTTGCTGACACAAAAGGATTAGGACTTACTAGATTTTTTGATCATGATTCAAGTACTGTTGATTCTACTGCATCAACATCATTCTCGTTGTCATTCGACGGTGCAGAAACGACCTTTGATAAGAAATATTCTTTTACAGTTACAGCTAGAGATAGTGTGAACTTTGCTGAAATAACAAAAACATTCTATATAAATGTCATAGCAGATAACACTAAAACGTTTGCTAACTTGTATGTCAAGGCATTCCAGCCTAAGACCAAACGATTAACATGGTATGATTTTATCACTGATGCGAATATCTTTAAGCCTAATGAAATGTATCGCTATGGCGATCCTAACTTTGGTATACAAACCGATTTAAAAATGTTGGTATTCGCCGGCATCGAAAGCACTGAGGCTGTAAAATATGTTCAGGCTATGAGTAGAAATCATTATCGAAAAAGATTATTATTTGGAAATGTTCAATATGCCAAAGCCAGAGATCCGGTGACCCAAGAAATTATATACGAAGTAGTATATGTACAACTCATCGATAGTTCTGAGAAAAATGGAGTTAGCATCAGCAACACTATCGAACTACCTGACAACATTAACAGTCCTGTATTAATCAGTTACGATGCTATAAAAATAGACAGCGACATTCCATTAGTCAGCGATAGAGATCATCAAAGAGTATTTCCAAACTCAATAAAAAATATGAGGAAAAGAATACAGGGCGTAGGCGATAGAGATCGAGAATTTTTACCATTATGGATGAGAAGTATTCAAGATCAAGCTGACCGTGAAACTGGATTTGTAAAAGCCTTAACTTTGTGCTATACTAAACCGGGTACATCTGAAGGAATAATAGCTAGAATCAAAGCCAATAGTTTTGATTTTAAAACCATTGATTTTGTAGCAGATCGCTACCTGATTGATATATTAGGCGGAGAGATAGAGGATAAATACCTTGCATTCCCGCAACGTGGAGAAAAATTACCGTGACCAGCAACATTAACTATTTGAGTATTAACGAAAACTTCCCTGTAGCAGGGCAGGATAACGACACACAGGTGTTCAGAGACAACTTTGACACAATCAAAACCAGCTTCAATGCTGCGAAAACCGAGATTACAGATCTTCAAAATAACACAGCTAAGTTAAACGAAGACAACGATTTTGACCTCCACATCATACAAAATGCAGTTTTGCAGTTTACTAGGGATGCAACTTTTGACGGAGGAGCAGTTACAGCAACTCCTATCACTTTAGATTATAGAAATGCTCCATATCAAATCTATCGAGTCGGTGCTTCCTTAAGTTTTGATTTTTTAGATTTCCCAGGAGATCCAATTTTCACTACAGAAACAACTCCGATTGGTATGGGCAAGTTACGCTTAGAGTTATACAGTGACGGTGGAACAGTAGTGGCTGCGGGCGGATTCACTGCTGGAGAATACTATGTTATCACAGCACTCGGAACTACTACTAACTTGCAATGGAATACTATTGCAGGAACTTCAGGTCTTACCTATATTGTAGGAAGTGTTTTCTTAGCAGCAACTACCGGAACAGCATCTGGAAACGGAACTGCTAGACAACAACGTAAAATCACATTTAGTACCAGCGGTTCAACTTCGATCAAATCACTAGGATTCCCAGGAATACTTGCAGGGTCACCAGTCCAAACTGGAGCTCCTACATTGGCGCTTGGCTCAACAACATCAACTTCTCCAATCATCATTGACATTTGGAGACGCAGTCTTGATACTATATTCATGCAATACATAGGACAGTTTGCATGATGCACCCATTTAGCGGCAATCTTTCCGAACTGAAAGACAACGAAGTTGAAGAAAAGCTCTATGAACTTAATCGAAAATACTTCGCTGCCGCTCGTTTAGGTAAACCTGAACTGTTGACACAGCTCGCAACTTTTGTTACAATATATAAAGAGGAGATGTCTCGTAGATATCAACTCAGAAATAATCAACAAACAAATGGCGACTTGGATCAACTGATTAATGTGGACTGAAACTAATACTCAAGAACAACTTATTGAAGGTATATTAAGGCACGGGCCTGATATCCTTGAGTATTGCCAAACATCTTCAGATTTAGCACAATATCTAAATCGATTAAACGAAGAACACCTAAACTATCCAACTCCAAAACAATCTATAGATCCTACCAACTGGTTTATACCCTACGAGTATAAAACTATGGATATATTAGATTGGCTGTATCAACGCTGTCCTACTCCGGAGATTAGAGCAAGAGTAGTTGAAGAACTGAGATTATTTGCCAAACATGATATGATTCCCATGCTGAAAACCATGAAATATATCGTTGATACTCTTAGAGCTAATAATGTAGTATGGGGAGTAGGTCGTGGATCAAGTGTAGCGAGTTATGTGCTTCACATCATCGGGGTCCATAAGATTGACAGTATTAAATACAATATACCGATAGATGAATTCTTTAAAGGAGAACAAAATGGGTAGAGTATACACAAGTATGAAAGGCAAAGAAATTGACATGGAAAAATTGGCGTTGCGCAACGAAACATTGCCTGCCGTTGGAAATGCCAAATACAATGCCAGAGGTGATGAACTAGGACCCGGCGGTAAAGTTGTTCGCACAAGAGAACAGATTTTACAAGACTATTATGCCAATAATCCTAGAGCAGCAAAAGAAGAGATTCTTAGCAGAAAATAAAGAAAGGTGCATATGACTTACGATGTAAGACAAATAAAAGTTCGTGCAATCAGAGACCACGTCATCATCAAAGACATGGAATTTGGTGAAATGGTAACTGCCAGCGGCATTGTTATCCAAAGCGATAATGCTAAATCTCATGGCATTAAGCCTCGTTGGGGACAGGTTTATAAAGTAGGTCCTGATCAAAAGGATGTCAAAGAAGGTCAATGGGTTCTAGTGGAACACGGTCGTTGGACTCGAAAGTTTACCATTGATGATGGCGAAGGTGTAAAAGAAATACAACGTATTGACGTACCTGCGATGTTGGCGGTTTCTGATGAGAAACCAACTGATTTTTATATCGGAAACGAAGTCAACGACGGTGACAGCATAACTATTC